TGACACGGATCGCCATGCTGACCACCGCGCAGACGGCCGAACGTCTGGGCGTGAGCGAACGGACATTGAAACGGTGGCGTGGCGACATACCGGTCGTCGGGCCGCCGCCAATCCGCCTGGGCGGACGTGTCATGTACGCGGAGGCCGACGTGAACGGGTGGCTGCTCAGACAACGAGGGAAAGGAAGGGATGGCGATGCCAAGAAGACAGACCGTTGACCCGCTCATCCGAGCGCAGGTCATCGCCGCTTGGGGCAACCAATGCTGGCTGGGCATGCCCGGCTGCCGGATCACCGCCACGGAGGACGACCACATCATCCCGTACGCGCATGGCGGCAAGGACACCGTGACGAACCTGCGACGCGCCTGCAAGCATTGCAACGCGGCCCGCCAGGATCGCGTGCTGTCCGGCTACGGGGCCACGTTGCACGCCGTGATCGGCCCGCCTCGCGCCGACTTCACCGGCTACCTGACGGGGCTCGTCGGCCGTGACAGCGTGGTGGTCAGCTTCGACAGCCTGATCCGTGACATCTACCCGCTGCCCGACCCGCCCGACGGCGTGCGCCTGGCGGCGGCCATGGCATGGGACGGCGCGTACCGCGCCCTGGCCAAGTGCGGCCAGCCCTTGGACATCTGGCTGGTACGCACGCTGCCACGCAGCCGCCGCCATCCCGACATGCTGGGCGAATGGCTGGCGTTGGACTATGACATCCATGTGGTCGAGACCCCGGCCGACGCCACGTTCGACCTTGACCTCACGCCTCGGGAGTACCGTGCGGCGCAGCAATGGTATGCGATGCGCATCACCCAGCGCATGGTGGACGCGAGGGCCCTGCAACGCCGCCAGCGGCTCGCCTCGCTGGGTTTGCGCGCTTCGGACGGCCGGTCCGCGGGCCGGCCGGCGTGGTGAGCCGGATTTTTTAAACGACGGCCGGCCGGAAGACCCCGCGCCCAGTCTTTTCTCCCCCCGGAATCGAACAAAAAAACGTTGGAAACGCTGGAAAACCAAGGAAAACGAAAAATGATTCAGGAAACATTGGAAGGATTCGAGGAATACGCGCCAGCCTTCGGTGGCATCGTCGGATTGCAGGAACGGGCGACCATGAATCTCATCAAAAGCTTCGTCGAGGGCAAGACATTGACGCCCGAGGCGACCTATATCTGCAAATCCATGCTCTCGATAGCCAGGAACATCGACGCGCAGAATAGCAGGGGCCGTGAGATCAGCCGTAACATGACCAGCCTGCTCACATGGTTCCAGGAGCTCAAGGCCATGTATCCCGAACAGCCGCAGCTGGACGACGAACTGGCCGGCTTCCTCCGGGCCGCCAAGGCCGGCACGGAGGATAAGTGAGCGTGCCGCTGCGCGGCGGCACCGAACGCCATGCCGGCCGGCCGACCGATGGCGCCGTGGTGGCCCGGACCGCCGAACTGCTGGGCAAGCCCCTGCTGCCATGGCAACGGTACGTGGCCGACGTGGCCGGCGAGATCGACCCGGCCACCGGCACCTACTATTACGACCGCGTCATCCTGAGCACGCCCCGCCAATGCGGCAAGAGCACGCTGATCGACACGGAGGACACGCGCAACGCCCAACTGGGACCGGACAGGAAGATCTACTATCTGGCGCAGACCGGCAAGGACGCCGAGAAACATTTCAAGGACTACGTGCAGCAGCTGGCCAAAAGCAGGCTGGCCCCGATAGCCTGCCGTCCGCGCCTGTCGAACGGCGGCATGGAGCAACGGTTCATCAACGGAAGTTTCATCTGCCCGCTGGCCGTGACCAAGGTGGCCGGCCATGGCACGCAGATGGACAAGTTCACCATCGACGAGGCGTTCAGCCTGGACGACGAGACCGGCAAGCTGATCCTGGACGGCATGGCCCCGACCATGAACACGCGACTGCATTTCACGGGCGTGCAACCGCAGATCTGGATCACCTCGACCGAGGGCACGGCCGACTCGACCTTCCTCAACGGCCTGTTGGACGGACTGCGGGCGGGCGACGTGCCGCGACGCACCTGCTGGTTCGATTTCGGCATCCCAGCCGACGCCGACCCCGAGGACCTCCAGACGATTCTGAAATGGCATCCGGCCGCGGGCCTGCTGTGGGGCCTGGACCAGCTACGCGACTTCCGTGGACAGTTCGAGGGCAACGCCGCCGGCTGGGCGCGCGCGTTCGGCAACCGGCGCGACACGGGCGTGGCCGACCGCGTCATCGACGAGACCCTGTGGCAGGCGACCGTGGCCACGCCCATAGGACCCAACCGGTTGGACGGCCGGCCCCTCGTGTTCGCCGCCGCCGTGGACGTAGACGCCACGCACACATCACTGGCGGCCGGGATCAGGGACGCCGACGGCACCGTCACCGTGCAACTGCTCCAGGTCCTGGACGGTACCGGACGCGCGCCCGGCGAGATCATGCGACTGTGCGAACGGTACAAGGCTCCCCTGGTCATGGACGACCGCGGGCCCAACGCCGACCTGCACGACCGACTCCGCTCACAGACCGACGACGTGGGCGAGCCCGTCATCCAGTTCGTGCCCATGCAGGCGGGCGACTACCTCGCCATCGGCCAGGCATTCGTCAGCGGATTGCACAACCGGCTGATCCGCCACGCCACCGACATGCAGCTGGACGAGAGCGCGGCGCAATGCGCACGCACATGGAGCGGCGACGCCTGGCGGGTGACCCGACGCGACAGCACCGGGCTCACCAGCCCCTTGGAAGCCTGCATGCTGGCCGCATGGGGCGTGAACCACCGGCCCGACACCGATACCGACCTGCAGATCTACTAGATGTCCCCTCATGGCACCGTATGGCACCGTATGGCACCATATGTCCCCGGATTCTTGGCGGTGAGGGCCCGCCGCGAGCATGATGGCAGGCATGAATCTTTGGCAGCGAATGAGACTCGCCGGCCGGGTGCTCACCCGCGGCGGCGATGACGTGGACATGCCCGACGGCGTCAGGCCGCCGGCGCGTTCCACGACGTATGAGCCGTTGCAGCTGTCCACCGTGTTCCGTGGCGTGCAGGTGTTGCAGACCGCCATCGCCGGCCTGCCGGTATACGAGATGCGCAACGGCGTCAAGCTCCCCGATGTCTCCGCTCTGGTGGCCCAGCCGGACGTGACGCGCTCCCGGCGTGACTTCCTCGCCGACCTCGTGGCATCGCTCGTGCTGGACGGCAACGCGTTCACCCGTCTGATCCGTCTCGACGGCGAGATCGTGACCTGCGAGATCCTGCCTCCCCAGTACGTGACCGTGACCGACCTGGGCAAGGATCCCGCAAGCCCGGACCTGCGCTACGGCTATCTCGGCCGCACCTACGGGCCCGACGACATCGTCCACAGCAAGTTCCTGAACGTACCCGGCCGCCTGCGCGGCCTCGGCCCCATCTCCGCGGCCCGCGAGGAAGTCGAGGCCGCGCAGATGGCGCGCGACTACAAGACCCGCTTCTACAGCGACGGATCCAACCTCAAAGGCTACCTACACACCAAGAAGCCCGTCAGCGAGGAAGCCGCGAAGCGGGCCAAGGCGGCATGGAAGACGGACGGCGGGGCCGGCGACGTCAAGGTGATCGGCGACGACCTCGAATACGTGCCGCTCGACCTGAAGCCCGCCGACCTGCAATTCCTGGAAACCCAGAAGTTCGACACCACGCAGATCGCCCGACTGCTGGGCATCCCCGCATCCATCATGCTCGCCGCCGTCGATGGCTCGAACCTCACCTACTCGAACATCGAACAGTCCTGGATCGAGTTCGCCGACTACACGCTGGCGGCCTACGCGGGAGAGATCGAGGAGGTGTTCAACCGGCTGCTGCCACGCGGACGGACCGCCGAGTTCGATTGGGACAGCAGCCAGCGGGCCAACATGAGCGACCGGTACAACGCGTACAAGACCGCGATAGAGGCCGGCTTCCTGACCGTCAACGACGTGAGGGGAAAGATCAGGATGCCATCATTGAGCGCCGACGAATCGGCGCGGATCGGAGTGAAGCATGAACAGGCATGAGATAGCGGTGCGAGGCTTGAGCCTACGAACCGAGGACGAGAGCGACGGGCGCACATTGGAAGGCATCGCCGTGCCCTACGGCGACGTCATCGACACGTGGGACGGCCCCGAGACGTTCGACCGCGACTGCGTGTTCGACGATCTCGACCAAGCGAAGCTGTGCTACCAGCACGGCGAGGTCATCGGCCGTATCATCGGCGGCGAGTCGCGCGAGGACGGCCTGCACATCACCGCGCGCGTGTCCGACACCGCGAAGGGCCGCGACGCCGTGACCCTGGTCCGGGACGGCGTGCTCGACAGCTTCTCGGTCGGATTCATCCCCATCGAAAGCGAAAGGGACAAGGCCGGCATCACGCACCGCAGGCGCGTACGCCTGCTGGAGACCAGCATCGTGTCATGGCCGGCCTACCAGAACGCGAGGCTCACCGGCCAGAGGGATTCGGACGCACTCAAGGAAACCAAGGAAACAAGGAAGGAAACCACCATGGATGACAACGAGATGATGGACCTGCTCAAATCCATGCAGGATGAGCAGCGCGGCCTCAAGGCGGCCATCGCCAAGACGGCCGGCGGCCGTGAGACCCCGAGAATCGTCGGCGGCGAGTACAGGAGCCGCGGCGAATACCTCCAGGCGCTTGCCCGCGGCGACGAGGCGGCCGCCAAGATCATGGAGGAATGCCGAGACCTGATCGTGACCGGCAACACCGGCAACACCGCCACCTGGATCGCCGACGACCTACGCCTGATCACCGAACGCCGCAAGGTCTCGAACCTGCTGACCCACGACAGCCTGCCGGCCACCGGCATGAGCATGGAATACCATGTGGTCACCTCCGACACCACCGTGGCGGACAAGCAGGCCAATGAAGGCGACGCGCTCACCTTCGGCAAGCTCACCTTCGGCACCAAGAGCGCCGACATCAACACGTACGGCGGCTACACGTCCCTGTCGCGCCAGGTCATCGAACGGTCCACCACGCCCATGCTCAACACCGCCCTGCGCGCTCTCCAGAACGCGTACGCGAAGGTCACCGAGAAGGCTGTGCGCGACCACCTGTACGGGGAGATCAAGACCCAACGCGACGGCACGAACCACATCGACACGGCCAAGACCCTCGCCAACATGGGCATCGACGACTGGGTGGGCCTGATCGTGGACGCGGCCGAAATGGCCGACGACCGCAACGTGGCACTGACCCGGCTGGCGGTCTCCAAGGACGTGCTCAAGGCGCTCGTCGGCCTGAAGGACACCGGCGACCGGTTCTTCAACCTTTCCGGCGACGGCTCCGACACGATCGGCAGCTTCGACCTGACCGGCGTGGCCGGCGAGTTCATGCGCGTGCCGGTGGTCATGCTGCCGAAGGCCGAAGCGGGCACCGCCGCGTTCATCGACCCCGCGAGCGTGACCGTATGGGAATCCGGCGGCCCGACCCAACTCACCGACGGCAGCGTCACCAAGCTGACCAACGACTACAGCGTATACGGCTACCTGTCGGTCGCCACCACGCTTGCCGACGGCCTGATCCCGGTGAAGTTCGCAGCGGCATGATCGGCGACGAGGAACTCCTGCGACGCCTGCGCGACGAGGTAGGCGTGCCGGCCGGCGACGACGACCGGCTGACCGTCAAACTCACCGCGGCGCAACGCTACGTGGCCGCCGCAGTCGTCGGCACGCAGGTGGAAGACGAACTGCTGGCCGACTGCATCGTGGCGTGCGCGGCCGACCTGTTCAACATGCGCGACGCCCGCCTGGGCGTCATGCAGGTGTCCGACACGACCGTGGAACCCTTCAGAATCTCGACCGACCCGCTCCGCTCGGTCTGGCCGAAACTGAAGGCCGCCGGCATCCTGACCGGAGGGATGGTGATCGCGTGACCTCGATGGTGATCGTCCAACGCACGGCCCTCATGGACACGCTCACCGACATGCTCGACGACCTGGTGTCGTCCGTATCCACCGACTCGGCGCTGGTGCACCCCCAACCCGGCAAGGTCGCCATATACGTCGAACCGCCCTACGTGGAATACCCCACATGGGACGGGGTACCCGACATCACATGGACGTTGGATCTCGTGGCGGGAACGCCCGCCACCCAGGCCACGGCGCTCGACGACATCATCGACGCCATCGACCGGCTGGCCGCCAAGGGCCTGAACGTGAACAAGGCCCAGCCCGTCGGCTGGAACCTCGCGGGCGCGGGCACCCTCGCGGCCTACCAGGTCACGTTGAACCCCTTGGAAATCATCGAAACCGAAGAATAGAAAGCAGGAAGAACATGACAGGCAAGATCAGGACCCTGGGCCCCGGCATCTTCAAGATCACGGACGCCGCGAACGGCCACGACTTCAGCGCCGACCTGACCAAGGCGCAGCTGAACCCCTCCAACTCGTCCGACGACCCGACCAAGTACCTGGACGGGTCCGAGGAGACCAACACCTCGACCACATGGACGTTCGAGGGAACCGTGGGCGACGACTTCAGCGAGAACGGCGTGAGCGTGTGGCTGTTCGACCATGCCGGCCAGACCCTGGCGGCCGAGTTCGTGCCGAACAAGGACGGCAAGGTCAAATGGACGTTCAACGTGACCATCACGCCGGTCGCGGTGGGCGGCGACGTGAAGTCCAAGAACACCAACGACCTCAGCCTGCCGGCCACGAACGTGGCCCACGCGGCCTACACGAAGGTCTGAACGTTGTCCGACAAGGCCTTGATGGTCATCGGCCAGCGACGTTTCGTGCAGACGATGCGCAAAGCCGGAGCCGACATGGACGACCTGAAAGGCGTGAACGCGCAAGCCGCCGAAACCGCGCTGCCGGCCGTCCGGTCACTCGTCCCGCACGGCGCGACCGGCCGGCTGGCCGCATCCCTGAGGACCGGCGCGACCAGACGCGCCGGCGTCATCCGCGCGGGACGCAAGGCCGTGCCCTATGCCGGCCCGATCAACTACGGGTGGCCCTCACACCATATCAGCCCACGCCTGTTCGTCAACACGGGCGTGGCCCAGTCCGAGCCGCAATGGCAGCGGCTCTACCTCGATTTCATCAACAGGACACTCAGCCAGATACAAGGAGCATGACCAATGGCAAACGCGAAGATCACCTACACCGACGGCAGCGAGGACATCGTGCCGGTCACCATGCGCGCGACCTGCAAGGCCGAAGCCCACGCGTTGGAGGAAGGATGGGGCACCGTGCAGCAGTCCCCGGTACGCTGCGGCGCCTACGCCGCCTATGCGGCCCTGCGCATGGCCGGACGCAGCGTACCGCCGTTCGACAAGTGGCTCGACGGCGTGGAAAGGCTCGACATGCTCGCCGCCGCGCCGCGAAACGACGACGTGGAGGACACGGACCACGCAAACCCTACGGACTGACGGCGTGGCCCGAAGGGTCGCTGGGCCGGCTGAGTTTCCTGCTGGCCCAACGGTTCGGCGGCACGCCGTGGCAATGGCGCGAGATGGCCGACGAACGTGACTGGGGCACCGGCCTGAACCAGCTGATCAGGGACCAAGAGGAACGCGAAGCGAAGGGGTGAGACCATGGGCCGTTCGGCCATCATGTCGGTGAGAATCACCGGCAACGCGGACGACGCCGTCAAGGCGCTGGAGAGGACCACCACGAAGGCGGCCGCGTTCGGCTCGGCCCTGGGCGGTCTCGCGGTCAAGGGCGTGACCGCCCTGTGGGACACGGTCAAGGGCTTCACCTCAGACGTGATCGCCATGTCGGACGGCACCGACAAGTTCATGAACACCATGAGCTTCGCGGGCATCGACTCGTCGGCCGTGACCGCCGCCGCGCAGGCCGCCCGAAAGTACGCCGACGACACGGTGTACGACCTGTCCACCATCCAGAACACCACCGCGCAGCTGGCCGCGAACGGCATCGGCAACTACACCGAGCTGACCGAGGCGGCCGGCAACCTCAACGCCGTGGCCGGCGGCAACGCCGACACCTTCAAATCGGTCGCGATGATGCTCACCCAGACCGCGGGCGCGGGCAAGCTCACCACCGAGAACTGGAACCAGCTGGCTGACGCGATCCCGGGCGCGTCCGGCAAACTGCAGGAGGCGCTGCTCAAGAACGGCGCCTACACCGGCAACTTCCGCGACGCCATGGCCGACGGGCAGATCACCGCCGACGAGTTCAACCAGGCATTGCTGGACCTCGGTATGACGGACGTGGCCAAACAGGCCGCGACCAGCACCCAGACCATCGAAGGCGCGATGGGTAACCTCGAGGCCGCCGTGACCGGCGGCCTGACGGAC